GGGGACACCCTCAACAGTACCCCAGTACTATAACAGCGCCACCCCCTATGCGCTAACTGTCTGTTTATTTTTTTTGTTCAGTTTGTTCCGGGTGTCCGGGTGTCCGGGTTTGTCCGGTTTTGTTGTTGTTTGTTGGTGTGATGTTGGTCACTTTGTGTATGTTGTGGTGTTCGTTGTTGTGTGTTTGAACGGGTTAGTATATGTGGGGGGTATTTACGAACGGTTAAAGGATAGTGAGTAAATGGGGGGTGCTCTCAGAAGCACGTTGTTGCGCCCCTAGTGGGGCGCGTTGGGTGCTTCTTCGAGGGGGGTTGGTAAGGGGGGATTATGGCGGGGTTTGATTTTCAGAAGGAACCTGGTTTTGAGCATCATTTGACGAGGGCTTTGCGTGAGGCGCAGGATAAGTTTATTCATTTGTTGTCTCAGGGTGTGTCTCCTGTTGATGCTATTGCGATGGTTGATCGTAAGCGGGATCAGATTAAGGTGTGGCGTCGGGATTCTAAGTTTAAGGATCGTATGGATGCTGCCCGGTCTAAGGGTGGTAAGGCGATTGAGACGGTTATTGGTAAGAAACTGTCTATTCAGTTTGAGGAGTTCTCGGAGGAGTTTTTGGACTCGCCGTTGTTTCCTCACCATGTGTGTTGGATTGATTTTTTGGAGGGCAGGGAGCCTTCGCTCTTGCATGATTCGATGACTTTTGAGCGGGGTACTCGTTCTAAGCGTCTGCTGTTAAATGTTCCTCCTGAGCATGGTAAGTCTACGGTCATTACCGTCAATTATGCTCTGTATCGGATTTGTATGAATCCTAATATTAAAATTATTATTGTCTCGAAGACCCAGGAGCGTGCTAAGGAATACTTGTATTCCATTAAGCAGCGTTTGTCTAATGAGCGTTGGGCTAAACTTCAGGCTGTGTATGCGCCGTCGGGTGGTTGGAAAGAAGATTCCGACATGTGGCGTTCTGATCGTATTTACCTATCTCGTGATTCGTCCGAGAAGGATCCCACCGTCCAGGCTCTGGGTATCGGTGGTCAGATCACTGGTTCACGCGCTGATCTGATTATTCTGGATGACGTAGTTACTACTTCTAATGCCCACGAGTGGGGGAAGCAGTTGAACTGGATTCAGAAAGACGTTGTTACACGTCTGGGTGATACGGGTACTCTGCTAGTTGTGGGTACCCGTATCGCTCCTAATGATCTATATCGTGAGTTACGTAATGATGAGCATTGGGTTGGTGGTCAGACACCTTTCACTTATTTGTCTATGCCTGCTGTTCTTGAATTTGATGATGATCCTGAGAAGTGGGTCACATTATGGGGTAGATCCCATATACCTTGGGAAGGTGCTGATGATCCCATACCGGATGAAGATGGTTTATATCCGAAATGGAATGGTCCTGCTCTCTTCCGAAGACGCAGCGAAGTCAATGCGTCATCATGGGCTCTTGTCTATCAGCAGCAGGATGTGCAAGAAGATTCTATATTTGCCCCTGCATGTGTCCAAGGTTCGGTCAACGGAATGAGAAAACGGGGACCCTTGAAACCTGGGGTTCCTGGGCATCCTAAAGAACTTGGTGCCATGTATACCATTATGGGTCTCGATCCAGCAATGGCAGGTAAGACCGCTGGAGTGATGATGACCGTTAATCGTCACACTGGTGATAGGTATGTTCTTGATGTGGCTAACATATCTGATCCTACTACTCAAAAGATTCAACAGTTAATTGAAGACTGGGTTACTTTATATCAACCCCAAGAGATCCGTATTGAAATCAATGCTCACCAGAAACATTATCAACTAGATACTGATTTGAGGGATTATCTTGCCAATCGCGGAGTCAGATTCTCGTCACAGTTTACGGGCAAAAACAAATGGGATACCTCTTTTGGGGTGGCAGCGATGTCACAACTCTTTGGGAGTATTCGGAACTCAGCGTTTCAAAAGGATAATCTTCTTGAACTTCCTTCTCAGGAAGGTTCGGAAGGCATTAAAGCATTAATACAACAATTGATTACATGGAAACCTGAAACTAAGGGACCAACAGATTGTGTAATGGCTTTATGGTTCTGTGAACTACGTGCCAAAGAAATCATTACTGGCATGATGAGCAAGCAAACACATATCAGTAACAAGTGGGCTACTCAAGCCCAACGCGATAAACGATATCAAATGAACCTAAGCGATTACGAAGATACATCGCTATATATGTAAGGACAAGCATGGCATTAACGATTGAGCAGATTGCTCGCAAGGTTGACGGATTAAAACACCGTAGCCAATCACGCGATTCACGCATGTCCGATATCCTCAACGTGCGTAAGGGCAAGATGGTAGAGGTATTCCCTACCCTTTTCCCTGAAGGTATGAATCATCCAATGATTGGTAACTTCGTAGACGTCGCTGCACGCGACCTTGCTGAAGTTCTTGCACCACTGCCATCATTTAACTGTTCCACAACCAATGTGGTTAACGATCGTGCCCGTACCTTTGCTGACAAGCGTTCCGTTATTGCCAATAACTATGTATATGTTTCTCGCCTTGCTACACAAATGTATGTGGGTGCAGATTATTACTTTACTTACGGTTTCATGCCTATCCATGTGGAACCAGACTTTGAACTAGGATTGCCACGCATTCGCGTAGAAGACCCAATGGGTGCCTACCCTGAATTTGACCGCTATGGACGATGCGTGGCGTATGCCAAACGATATTCAAAAACTGTTAGTGAACTTGTTATAGAATATCCTGAATATGAGGCTGCTCTTACAAACGGACTTAACTCCGCCAGTATGAACTCTATTGTAGAATGTATACGTTACATAGATAAAGAACAAATTGTTTTCTATGCACCAAGCAGAGGAAACCTTGTCCTTAGCCAAGCACGAAATATCCTTGGACGTGTCAATGTTGCCATTGCTAGACGCCCAGGATTAGATGAAGAAGCACGCGGACAGTTCGATGATGTCCTTTTTGTACAACTTGCACGCGCACGCTTCGCAAATCTTGCAATGGAAGCAGCAGAAAAGTCGATCCAAGCACCACTTGTTGTACCGCAAGACGTACTTGATCTTCCAATGGGACCTGATGCGATCATTCGCACATCGAATCCTGCTGGTGTCGGCAAGGTACGCCTTGATATTCCGGCTGCCGCCCTTCAAGAATCACAACTCCTTCAACAAGAACTACGTTTAGGCGCTCGTTACCCTGAAGGACGCACAGGAACCATTGACGCTAGTGTGATTACTGGTCAAGGTGTACAAGCATTGCTTGGTGGCTTCGATTCCCAGATCAAAGCAGGGCAACAGATCCTCGCTGAAACCTTTGAAGATGTACTCAAAATGTGTTTCGAGATGGATGAAGCCCTATTTAACTTTGAAAAGACCGTAAAGGGTGTAGCCCAAGGCGCACCATACGAACTTCGTTACCTTCCATCTAAAGACATTAAGACAGATACCTCTATCGAGGTACGTTATGGTCTGATGGCTGGTCTTGATCCTTCCCGAGCACTCATCTTCTCACTACAAGCATTGGGTGCTGACCTAGTTTCCAAGGACTTCATTCGTCGTGAACTTCCTTGGGCCCTTAATGTGACGGCTGAAGAGCAACGCATCGAAATTGAAAAGATGCGCGAGAACCTGAGCGCTGCCATTACGGCAACAGCCCAGTCAATTCCTCAAATGGCTGCACAAGGTGCAGACCCGTCACAACTTATTAAGAATATCGCTGACATTATTGATCGGCGACGCAAGGGGGAAACCATCGAGACCGCTGCTCTGGGGGTGTTTACTCCACCACCTCCTCAAGCACCACCAGGGCAGCCTCCTATGGCTCCAGCGGCTCCCCAAGCCCCAGTTGAGCCGATGCCTCAATCCCCAGGCGCTCCTGGTCAGGCTCCCGCTGGAGCCCCTCAAGCACCTCCACAAAATTTACAATCCATCCTAGCGGGTTTACAAGGAGCGTAAGACTATGGCTGAGAAAGAAACCGAGAAGATCAACGATATTCTCAGCACACTAGGACAAGATGGTATTTGTACAGGTTGGTTCATTGTCACTGAATGGATGGACATGGACAACAATTATGAAATTGTAGCCTGGGGAGATGGATCTAATGCTCCCTGGAAATACGACGGTATGCTCACATACGCTATCAACGAACAACTTGCTTATGAACATGATGAAGATGAGGAGGACTAATGGCAAACGATGCAATCGTTTCAGGTCCTAGCCAATTTGCTAAGCGTGTAGATAAAAACAAATATACTCAAGTCGAAGATATGTCTTCAGGCAAGTATGGTGATCGTAAAGATTTACGTGAACAAGGCGCTGGCGCAAGCATGGATGTTCCTAAAGTTGAAATGGGATCACCTATTCCAGCAACTCCACCTATGCAAAACATTGGTGCTATGGCTCCATCAAATGAATCTACCATCATGAATGGTGTCAATGCTGGTTCTGGATCTGGATCTGAATCCATCATTCCACCCATTGATAGCCCAGATGCTGCATCTATTTTGGCACGAGCCATGTATCTTGCTAATCCATCACCACAAACTCGCCGCAACCTAGAAGCGTTTATTGATGAGGGTCGTTAATGGCTCAACCTACAACACCAAAATTTACTGGAGTAATAAGTAACCAGTGGCAAAATGAACAAGCAATAAAAGAAAAACTTGTTAATGAACGTGTTGCTACTTTAGATCCAAAACATTATGCAACATTTAGTAGCATCCTTAATAAGTATCCTAATCTTAGCAAAGATGCTGCAATGGCTGCAGTTGCCAATAACTTTGATGCAACAACTAATGGATTAGATAAGATTGTTACAGCCGATGGATTGAATCAACTTATCCTTGATCGTAATAATCTTGCTAAAATTAAATCAATATCTGGTGACAATAAGAATTTTGCATCGTCTCTTAAAGATATGGCATATGGTGCCCTTAAGGGAGTATCGCGTTATACTTTTGCTGCACTCCAAGCACCATATCAATATGTTACAACCATTGGACGTGACCTATATGCTCAAGCACATGGTGAAAAAAATGTCCCTTGGAAGGCAGATCTAGGATCACAGATCTTTGGCACTACTACTAATCTTGGTCAGATTGCTCAAGGATATATGAACGGAGACGTTCGTACTGGCAATGGTTTCTTTGTAGATCCCACCTCAAAAGTTGGTAAAGCACAAGCAGATGCTATGGGTGCTTACGGTAGAGTTAACGGTAAATCGTTTACTCTTGGTCGTTCAGCCGCTAATGGTATGGGTGCTGATCCTAATAGTACTTTCTATAAAGTAACCTCTGGCGCTATTGATGCTATCCTTAATGTGGCTCTTGACCCTAGTACTTGGGTTGGTCCTGGTTCTGTAAGTAAGATCATTAAAGGTGGAAAAGAACTTGCTGAGGCTAAGACAGCAGCAGATGCTATTGTTAATGCTAAAGCAAATCTTATTAAAGATACTAAGAAAGTAACTACAGCCAAGGCTGAGATCCGTCGTGATCTTAGAAATAATGTTAAGATTGCTGAACAAAAGGTTTTAGAATCGCAATCCGATCTAACTTTAACTACAGAAAAACGCACAACACGTATCTATAATGCTATTACTAAAGCAAGTAAGTCTTATGTTGGTTCTCCCGAGGCTGCAAAAATTCTTGGTGATGAGAACATGGCTAAGGCTATTGTTGATCTTACAGAAAAGAGTACTCAAGCCCAGGTGATAGATCACCTTGGTCAACTATCGGCAGATCATTTTAATACTGGTGAGGCTTTTGCTGGTCATATTATTACTGATGCATTGCCAGAAAGTGGCAAAGTTGGTCTTGGTGTTATGGGACATAACGAATTTGTTATCACAAAGTCTGGCAAAAAGACTATCAAAACATTAGATATTGCTTCTAATGAGATGCCTGGTACTGCAAAAGAAGTTGCTGCAGAGGCGGGTCGACGTGCAGATTTTATTAAAAGTCTGGAGAATGCTGCAAGTGATAAAACAATTTCACGTTCAGCAAGCGAAGCATTAAAGAATGTGCATGGAGTTTCACAAAGTCTTGTTGATTCTTTTATGTTTAATACTGGGGATACTACTTTGTCTACTGTTATTAAAGCAGCAGTAGATTCAAACAATCCTGCTGCAGTAGAATATGTAATGGATTCTATTCGTAACATATGGAAAGCAGATGCAATTGAAAACATCAGGTCTGTTCACGGTGGTATTGGCGGTTACGCTCTTCTTAACGATTCTCTTGTTGCAGGTCGTAGGGTAAACCTTAGTCGTATTCTTGACAAGACTATGCGGGCAGAGACTGCAAAGTCTACTATTGACAATCTTGCTCCTAGTCTTGCTGAAACTAAAGATTCTATTGCTCGTGCTAAACAAGAACTTGATGATGCTAAAAATGCACATCTTGAAACTAATCGTCGCATTCGTGAAGTAGATGCAATGTATAAAAACATTGAGTCAGATCCTGATCTGCGTCATAGAATTATGAATGAAGAGAACTATCAAGATGTTCGCCATCTTGTTAACTTGAAAGATAAAGTTGTTAGTGGAGAAGATAAGGTTCGAGAGTTCCTTAACTATGAATCAGGCGTTGTTCCCTACATGGGTGGTCCTCTTTCTGCCAATAGAGATAAGGCTTTAGATTTCCTACTCGGAAAACGGTTTGCTCATGTTATTCAAATCATTGCAAATGAAAAAGATCCCACAAGGATCTACCGTCTATTTGGACGCAAGATCGACTATGAAATGGCACAAGAAATTGCCAAGGCAGAGAATGCTGTACAGGTTGAGACTATCTTTTTGCGGCATCTTGCTTCGCCCGTTACTGATCCTAGTATCTATCGTTCCATGTCCTTGCGGATGCAAACGGCAAACCTTGGAGAAACACCGTTAATTAAACTTGCTCCTAAGATTCCTGAAAAAGTTATTGAAATGGCTGAGAAGACTGAAAACTATTTCGGTCGTTACTTCAGTCGCTCTGTTGTTCTTCCATTAGAAAACATGGATCGTCTTGTTCGTGGTCTTGAAGACTGGGGCACATCAGCCGGTATTGATATTAAAGTTATTGATGGAGTCATTACTAAGGTTGCTAATGCAGCAACCCCTCAAGAACGATCTGGTATCATTCGTAATGCCTTGTCCGAAATGTCACAACAGATTGCTATAAAAGCAAAGTCACCTGAACTAGCCTCAGAGATTGAGCGCTTGTTTAAGGTAGGTGGCAAGGACAACATTCTTAATAATGCTTACATGGTTCCGCGTCAGGCTACCGATAGCGTGCCAAGCATTGCCCTTCATAAGGGTGGTAAGCAACAAATGATGGGTGCTTTCTATGAGCATCAACTTCTTGATGATGTTGTTAAATTGCCGGACAGTCGTGACCTCAAGCAAATGATTAACAAGTACCAAAAGAACAAACTTGTTTATGGAACCGGCAAAGCCAAAGATGCTTTTGCTCAAGAGTTTGGTGATCGCTGGCGTACCGCACAGTTAGCATTCCGCGCATCATATATTCTACGTAACGTAGGAGAGATGCAGTTCCGTCAATTCTTCTCCGGTCATGATACTTTATTTAATCATCCAATGGGATACTTGGCTATGATTGCTGCTAACCCTACTGGTAATGGTTTCCAAAAGTTTGCTTCCAAGATTGCCAAGTATGACAATGACGTATTTGGCAAATCATTTAAGGGTGAAGATCTTAACGGTCCACTCTCTGAAGCAGTCAATGAACATTACTCTATGTTGAATCGTGCTATGTCAGCACATGATCCACGTATGATTTTTACTGGTAAAATGTATAAGCAAGTTACCCCAGCAGATAAAGATTTCTACAAAGCACTTGCTCAAACAATGTCTCGTTTTCATAATGATGATATCATTCCTCGTGTTGCTAAATGTGTAACAGAAAAAGATCGCAATGTTTTGTTAAAAGAAATCATTGATGAATCTGGAACAGATGGATCATTTATATACAATATGGTATATGGTGGACGTGGAAATACTGAGATAACAGAATTTGGAAATCTTCTTCTTAAAGACACTACTGGAAAAGTAACTCCAAAGAATATTAATACAGAAAATCTTCGATCATATCTCTTTGGTCTTAAAGGACGCGATGGTGATTCTATTGAATCATCTATTGGTACCGTAACTGGTGGCAATGAACTTCTTCGTAAACTTATTGCTAATGGAAATGTTGAATCAGTTTATGGAAAGAACAGTGCTCTTGAAGTAATTGGTATACCTAAGTTTGAAATTAAAAACAAGGCTGGAAAACTTGAAGGTAAATCATTTGATTCACAAATTAATTTACTTGGTCGTACTTTAGAAAAACATTTTTCCAAAGAACAACTTTCAGAATCAAGAGTTATTGGAAGTTCAGACTTTGCTAGAATTCAAAACAATGGCATGTTAAACGCTGGTGTCGATTGGTTCTTTAAGGTATCTAGCAAGTTTGAAAACATTATTAACTTTGGTCCAGAGTTCCGTATGGCTTACTGGGATCATGTTGGTCGTTATGCTCAGATGCTGAGCACTGAAGATCTACAAAAACTTGTTCCAGAAATGAAGAAGTCTCTTCAACCTCTTAAAATAAAAGGCAAGCCAATTGGTCGCAACCATCCGGCTATCCGTGTTGTTAATGATGAGTTGAAGAAACGTAGTCGTTCAGCGGATGCTGATGGTATGGGTATGTCTCTTGGTACATTGAACTCTATGGCTTCTGATAAGGCTTCTGAGTATGTAAAGAATCTTTTCTATGATGCTGCAAAGACTCGACAAGTTGCTAACTCTATGCGTATTCTTTTTCCATTTGCTCAGGCTCAGTTTAATACTTTGTTTAAGTGGGCTGAACTGGCTAAGGATAATCCTGTTAAATTTATTCGTGTCGGTAAAGCATATAATGCTTTGACTCAACCAGGAACGTCAGCAATTTATGATATGACTGGAGTTAAACACGATGAGAACCAAGGGTTCTTTTATAAGAACGATCAGGGTGATCTTACTTTCCGTTATCCTATTGCTGGTACTGTACTTGGTGCTATGGCTGGGACTATGGTTGGTCAGGGTGTTGATGCAAGTTCTGCTACACAACTCACTGCACCTGTTCAATCTTTGAACCTTGGTTTTGGTGTAGTTAATCCTATGATGCCTGGTGTTGGTCCAACGCTTGGTGGAATATATCAAGCATCAGGGTTAGTTAATAATCTTAGCACATTAAACAATGCTGTTAGAAATGTTATCTTCCCATTTGGTCCACCTAAAGATTTACAATCTTGGGTTCTTCCATCATGGTTGCGTAAGACTGCCCTTGACTGGCATATGGATCAATCAAAGGTACAACGCAATGCTAAAGATTGGGCATCATACCTTGCCTCTACTGGTAACTATGGTGATAATCCTTTAGCGGATCAATCAGCACGTAATCGTTTATTTGATGATGCTGGCACCATGTCACGTTGGGCTCTTGGTCTACAAGGTCTATTCCAAAACATTCTTCCTGCAACACCAAGCCAAGAAGTATTCTTGCATGATAAGAATGGTGATCTTAGAACACAGACTGTTGTGTATAAGGCTTGGGAAGATATTCAAAAGAACCATACTGGTGATTACTTTGGTGCTGCTCGTGAATTTGCTGATACGTTTGGTTGGAAGAATCTTCTTGTCATGATGGGTGGTTCTACCCGTGCAGTGCAAGGTACTGGAGATGCTTGGTCTTTCCTTGGAAAGCATCCAGAGGCTGCAGACAAGTACGCAAGAATAAATGAAGATATTGTTCCATACTTTTTCCCTGGCGGAGAAGCAGCAACAGCATACTACCAATGGCAAAAGGCTACTGGTCGTCGTACTCAAATGAATGAACAGCAACTTAATCTTGCTTCTGAAAACTTTGTGTACCAAATGGCTATGTCTCAGATCTCTGAGGAACAAGCAGCCTATGGCTATGATGCTAAATGGTTACAAACTAAAACACTCGAATTGAATAAACAGTTTGGTGGAAAACCTTCTGCTATTCAAGTCATTGGTGCTGCTCCTGCTCGTATTGAAACTGTCAACAATGCATTGAAAGATCCTATCTTCCAAGAGTCACCCATCTATCAGGAGACAAAGACTTATATGGAGGCTCGTCAAGCACGTCTTGATTATATGCGTGAACTTGGTACTGCTGTGAGTCCTTCATTTACTGCAAATAATTATATTTCTTCTAGGTCCCGTGATGAGTTGCTTACTTTGGCTAAAGATTTGATGGCAAAGAATCCTGCTTTTTCGGTTATGTTTAGTCGTGTGTTTCTTTCAGAGTTAAAGGTAAAGGGTTAATATGGCTACTCCTACTCCACTTACATTACAAGGGCAAACATATATACCCGCTGCACCAACTGGTTCTTTACAACCTAGAACTCCTTGGGAAAAATTTATTAATGCTGATCCATTAGTTTTTCAACAAAACATTACTACATGGGTTGACGGTTTAAGAGTTATTCCAGATCCTATTTATGGAAATCAACTTGTTAAACTTCAAGCCAATCTTCGTAGTTCTGGAATGTCTAAAGATAAAACTAATCTTTATGGAAATTTATCTACTGAAGATATTACTGGTTTAGATAAAACAATGCGTGAAGCAAACCTTAATGGTTTGACTGACATTAATGCATATCTTCTTAAAAGATCAGAACAAGCAACTAATCTTTCTAATGTTCCTACTTTTAGTAAGACTGTTTCTACAGCCATTCGTTTAATTGATAAGGCTAAGGGACAACAAATGTTGTCTGATGCTTTCCTTAAAACTTATGGATATAGTCCTTCTCAAACCGAGATTCAAAACTTTACTGATAAGTTTAATGCTGCTGCTACAAAGAGTGCTTCTACTACAACTACCTCTACCACATCGGGCAAAGGTTTTTCTAGAAGTACGTCTACTACTACTGGTGGTTTTGAGTCTGATGCTCAACAGCAACTGATTGCTGATACTTTGAAAAAGAGTCTTAAACTTGATGACAATCTTCATGGTCAAGCGGGAGAGTTTGTTAAGCAACTTCAACAGGGTGCTTCCGATAATCTTCTTCCCGCTATTGATAACAATGTTCTTGCTAATACTGTTGCTAGAATTATCGGTCAAACTGATCCAACTATTCAGAAGCAAATGATTGCTGATGAGTTGCAGAAATTCCGTAATCAGGCTTCTCAACTTCATCCGGGTGCTGCTGTTAGCCTTAAGGCTGGTTTGAATTATTCGGATATTGTTTCTCCATATAAATCTATTACTGCTAAGCGTGGTCTTGAAGTAAATAACGATGATCCTCTTCTTGCCAATATGATTAATGTTAAAGACAAGAATGGTACTTTCCGTAATGCTACTGCTGCTGAAGCGGATAGTATTATTATGAGTGATCCTCGCTGGCTTAAGACTGGTAATGCTATTAGTACTTTTAGTAGTCTTGCTCAGGATATTCGTAGAGGGGCTGGACTGTAATGAAGGTACCAAATTATATAGATCAACAGACAACAGATAATGCTGTTGTTCCTGTATCACCACCAACAAAATCTGCTACCCCTGCAACTACTGTTGCTACTCCTGCCACTCCAGCACCCGTTGCATCTGCTACTCCTAAGCCAACCGAGCCAGTTGAGTTTCGTAAAGATGCACCATTTGTTTCAATTAATGTTCCTACACCTCAAGTGCAAACAACAGATACGGGTGCTACTGTTGCACAAACTAGTGCTGTAGTTGTTCTTCAAGGTATTCTTAGGCAAGCAGGATTCCCTAAGAGTCTTGTTGATAAGGCTGGTCCTTATGCTTTAACTCTTATCCAGAACCAAGTACCTTTGGATAGCATCACTGATGTTATGTATGGTACGGAAACATTTACCTATACTGACAAGCAGGGAAATCCTGCTTCTATTAAGTCTCCTTACTTTGAAGAGTATGGTCCTTACATTAATGCTTTGAAGTCTCCTAAACCTGCAAGTGAATTGATTCCTCTTGTCAATGGTTATATTGGTCTTGTGGATCAGTATGCTCCTTCTGGTGTTTCAGAAAAGTTTAAGGACCCAGAAACAATTAAGGGTTATTTGAAGAATGGTGTCTCTGTTGAAACTTTGAGCAAGCGTTTTGCTACTGCTCAGATTCGTGGCAACAATGCTGATCCTGCTTATGTTAATGCTCTTGTAAGTTTAGGTTATGCCACATCCGGTCAGGATGCCCGCACTGCTATTACTAATTTTTTCTTAGATCCAACGATTGGTCAACAGGAACTTGAGTCACGTCAGGCTACTGTTGGTATTGCTGCTGAGGCTGGTCGTGTTGGTTTGAGTGCCGCTAATGCTAAGACTTTGGCTAGCAGTCTTATTGCACAAGGTTATACTCCTGAGCAGGCTCAGGCTAAGGTTGCTCAGGATTATTCTAAGATTGCTTCTGAATCTCAAAAGGCTCAACGTCTTTCTAATATTCAGACTGGCACCCCTGATGCTTTGAATCTGCAGACCGAACTTGAGAATCAAAATATCCTTGGTCGTACTTCGAGCAAGGTTGAACAAATGGCTCAGAAGGAAGAGAACCTGTTCCAGTCACAGTCCGGTATGTTCATGCCTTATAGGTATGGTAGCCGTGCTGGTGCGTTTGGTACAGGCAGTACTGAGGGTCAACTCTAGAATCCATACGGATCCACCGGCACCGTATGCGTATAAGAATCCGGTAGTACAAGCCAGACAGGGTTCCCCATCTTGTTCTGTGGTGTGCGTCTAACTGACAAAGAAAAGGGAGTGGTTGCAATGAGCAACGACCGCGATAATTTCGCATGGGATGATGAAGAAGATGACGATACGATCGAACAATCTACTTCATATACTAACGACACCGATTTAGTAAAGCAACTTCGGAAGGTTGATCGCCTTCAGAAGAGGCGTATCAAGGAACTTGAACAAAATCTTGGTGAGTTAACGAAGTCTCAGCGTGAGCGGATTTTGCGGGACGTGTTCTCGTCTCGTGGTGTCAATCCTAAGATTGCCGCTTTTGTTCCATCAGATGTTGAAGCCTCGGAAGAGGGTATTGTTACTTGGCTGGAAAATTTCGGAGATGTCTTCGGTTACGATAAGCCAGAACCTAAAGTAGAAATCAATCAATCTGATATCGCTGCTATGCGGCGTATGGATCAATCGGTACAAAATGCTTTGGCACCAGATAAGACTGAAGATGCTGCCATCCGAATTGCTAATGCAAGTAGTGCTGAAGAAATTCTCGCTATTCTCGGTGGAGCATACACCACGACTTGAAAGGTTGGTATTATGGCTGACGCCTATACCTCTGCCGCCCTGCCATCAGGGCAATCGGGCACCGTTGTTGGTGCTAACCTTGTCACTCAGGCGTACGATCGGCTTGTAGAGTTTCAACTCCGCTCGCTCCCACAATTTCGTGCAATTGCTGACAAGAAAGTAGCAGATCAAACCCATCCGGGTAATAGCGTACTCTTCCAGATCTACGCTGATCTTGCTGATGAAAGTATTTCAACCGCAAGTCTCACTGAAACTGTTGATCCTGACTTCGTTGCAGTTCCTGCCACGACCACGACTTCGGTTTCTCTCGCTGAATACGGTCGCACCGTTATCTCAACCCGCAAGTTGGATCTTTTCTCACTTGCTGATGTTGAGCCTGCTATTGCAAACATTGTTGCTTACAACATGGCTGCAACGCTTGACAACGGTACTGCTGCTGTTCTCGATCAAGGTAGCAACTACATCCGCGAAATCTCTGGTGCTCTTTCGACCACTG